CCGAGACTGTTGTTCTCGACCACGACAAGGCAATTTCCGTATTCTCTGCCAACAGAGTTTAATATATTAGAATACATATCGAGAGTTGGTTTGCCCTGATATTCTGCGACAACTCTCATTGTCTCCAAGTGAATTAGCTGAAAACCGGAATGGTCTGCGCCATCTCCACGGGCAACATCAGCAGAGATCATGTAGGTAAATTCTTCATGATATTCTTCCCAGATCCAAAAATTTCTATCAAATCCAGTTCTATACTTTGGTTCACGAACTAGATCTTTCAGCTTTTCCATATCTTCAGGATGAAACACCGTCTCTCCCGACATGTTGAAATTACACTCAAGCTCTTGTGCAATCTGTGTCCTCGACATATTCTTTGTTTCTTTTTCAAACCATTCTTGATCGCGGTCTGGGTGGATGTCCCACGGCAAACGTGTTTGGTAAAAATCATTTCTATCCTCTTCTGAATCTACATATGTTTGGTGAAACCAGTTGCCGACGCCATTAGGTGTTGAAAGCGCGATACAACGACCGCCCGTAGAAAGAGTGGGATAGAGACCAGTCCACAGTTCATCAAGACCTTCAACGTGTGCTGCCTCATCGATAACAAGAAGCGACAATGCTTCCGAACGTCCTGCGTCTGATGAAGTTGAAGAAGCTTTGATTTGCGAGCCGTTAGACAATTCAAAAGATGTTCTATTATCAATTGAAATTCTAGCAATTCGCATCCAGTCAGGAAGGTTTCGGTGAATTGACTTTACTTTTTTAACAAGGTTTGCTGCTGTGCCGAACTTAGTAGCAATTACAAGAACATTCTTGTCTCGATGAAACATCATAAGCCATGAAATGTAAGCTGCTGAGATCGTAGAAATACCTAGCTGTCTAGCTTTTAATATAATATTAAAGCGATGATCATTAAAATCCTCTACAAGTTGCTCCTGAAATGGATACATCTTGAAAGGTATGAGTCCTTTAAGTGGGTGAGAAATCTTAGCATAATTGTTAATAAAATAAGACGGATTCTTACCGCACTTAACAAGCTCTTTAAGAATTTCTTCTCTTGTTAAGCTATAAGCCATAATTTACAGATCGAGGAATGTTCTAAATTTAGATTCGAATCTTTCAGATAAAGTTTTTTCAGGGTCTTTAATATCGTTTACATCGCCAATATCATAATTTTTATGAGCAGTAACAAAAACTCTAACTCTTGAAGTTTCTTGAACTAAAATGTCAGCCTCGCCTTGAGGCTTCAAGCTGACTGATTTGCCAGTGATTTTTTTGTATTCTTTTTTAAGATACTTAACAATGTCACCAAAAGTAGATTCAATTTCATTTTCGAAATTTCCACCGTATACGTCTTTAAGCTGAATGTCTGACTGATATGAAACAGTCATGACAGGGCCGCCAAAGCGAACCTTAAACCCATCAACTTGTCGAGTGTCTACCACCAAATCACCTTCTTCTCTTTTAAGACCCAGCGTGATTGGCTTACCATCTTTGTCTAACGCTCCATCATAGGAACTTGCAGCAGCTTGCGCTAGCCCTCTAATAACTTCTAATGTTTTTTCTGACATTGTTTAAATTCCTTTTGCGGCGGCTATTTCGTCCATAAGACCTTTTGCCATTGGTGTTAAAGCGTCCATCAAGGGCACTTCAAACTCACCCTCGATCTCTTGGACTGTTGATGCTAGTTTGTCCTGACTGACTTTTCCTTTTAATTCTCTAATTGCAATTTCTCTCATTGCATCTCTTACTGCGTCCTGAATTTCATCTCGAAGACGGTACATAGGATCATTAGGATCCTCCTCTTCAGTGTCGAAT